TAGGAGATTTAATATGATTAAAGTTAAGAAAATTGTTTGGTCGTTTGATGGAACAGACTTTGAAGATTGTGATTACGAAGAATCAAGAAAGATTGCAGTATTACCTAAGTCGTTAAAAATAAATGAAGATGATATTGATAGCGACGCGCAAGAAGAAGATATCTTTGAATATCTTGAATCTATTTACGGATTTGAAGTTGAATCAGTAGTTTTCGAAGAGGACTAAACGTGTATTAACATTAATTTTGTTTTATAATAACAAAAAAAAGGAAATTATGAAAAACAAAATTAAAGAAAAATTTAGTGGTGTAAAACATAAATGGATATACTTTCATACTGATACTGTTGAGTTTCAGCATATTCTAGACAAAATAACAATTGCCATTCATGAAAAAAGATTTTCTTCAAAGAAAGCAATAACGCTTATTAAGTCTTTTAAGCTTCATGAAAAAGCTTTTATAAAATTTATAAAAACATCAGGCAGGAAAAAATTTGTTTGTGTCTGCAATATTATCGACAAGGAAAATAACAAATTAGAAGTTATCTTAAAACCAGAAACCCTTATTAACGCCAATATGCTTTCTAATACGCCTAAGGCATTGAAGTTATATAAGACAGATGAAAAAAACAAAGGACAATGGAAAAAGCCAGACGATGGATTTGTTGATCCAGTTCAATATCCTTTAGTTGAAGAAGAGCTTACAGAACTTGGATATGCAATGTACAAAGACTGGACTGAAGAGGTTGCTGCTTCTGGCTTGAGTAGCACTGATTATTATAGAAAGATTTGTGGGACGCTTAAATTCTATCAGAGAGGATAATATGGCTTATTGTAATGTTTGCAGTCGAGAATACCCTAACAAAAGAAAAGAATTAGGGTATGAAACATGTATTAGTTGTGGTGATAAATTTGCAAAAAAAGAAGCAAAAAGAAAATCTAAGTGTGTTGCTCCCCTATTTAATAAAGGCGCATATCAGTTTATTGGTAATATAAATGAAGCAAAAACTCTAGGCAGATAATGAAAGTTTGGCAATGAAAGAATGCTGGAAGACAGGAAAAAGAGAGTCTATATCTATTAAAGATATGTTTCAAATATTAGAGAATGTGTCTAAGTGTGAAGGGCATAAAATAATAGTAGGAACTGATAGTTTTAAATTGGGCTACAACTTTGTCTTTGCTAGCGCTATCTGCGTTTTAAATTCTGATTTTTATGACAGAAGATATTTTTATATAAGAGAAAAATATAGAGATGATATTTATTTAGACTTATCAAGAAGACTTCTCAAAGAAGCAGAAGATTCAATTAAGATTGCAATAAATATTAAAGAAAAACTCAATACAGCTAATATTGAAATTCACGCTGATATAAATGAAAGTTTAAATCATTTATCTTCTAAGTACAAGAATATGATTAAAGGTTATGTGACAGGTTGTGGATTTAATGTAAAAACAAAACCACGATCATTCGTTGCTTCATCAATTGCTGATCTTCATACAAGAAAGGCCTAGCATTTTGAGCAGAGTAGCTTCTCACTTTTTAGTCAATATTGAAGAAGTAAACTCTGTTTTTGGTTATAGTATTAAAAACCCTGCAAAAAAAATAAAGTCTACCTATTTAAAAACAGGTGTATATCTTTGCTTTGTTGATGAAATGTTATTAAATAAAAACATTGACGAACAATTTTGCGAAATATTATATGAAGGAGAAATAATAATACTCAGACATAAAGATATTATTAAACTCGTAATATAAACACTTATATTTAATATAAGGAGGTGTATTATGTCCACTTTATTAATTACTGTTAATGATGCAAACAATACGTTTGAAATTGCAAACAAAACAAAGATTTATGTTTTTGACAATGTAAAGGAATACAAAGAAGAGTTGTGTGACATTATTGAAAAAAATAAAATGTCTTACGTTGAAATAAAGTCTTTAGTTGAAAGCTGGGGAGGAAACATTGATTTAGTTGATTTGAATACTTTAATAAAAAATTATAAAAAAAATGAGACAAAAGGGTTACCAATTTAAATTTAGTGTTTAAATTATTCATAACAATATTTTAGGAGAAAAATTATGTTTAACACAGTTTATGGAGAATTTCCAGTCAATTGCTATTCTTATAAAGACTACAGTAAAGTAATTGATGCTATTACAAATGATGTTTTAAATCTTGCGTCTTCAGCAAATAATTCATCTTATTTATTAAAAGAAATAGACAGTAATCTTGTTTTTGATTGTATTGCGACTAGTATTACAAAAGAAAATCTGTCTATAACTTTTAAAGATAGAAAGCTCATCGTAAAGACTATTGATGAATCAAAAGATTTATCTTATTTCAAGCCTGTTAATATTTCTTTAACTCTAAGAAAAGATATTGATGTTAAGTCTTCTTTTGCAGAACTTGAAAACGGTGTTCTTAAAATCACGATGCCTTTAAAAGAAGACTCTAAAGAAAAGAAGATTAGCTTTAAATAAAGATTTTGAAAAAAGAAAACAAAAAAAAACCAGCTTACGCTGGTTTTTTTGTATTTAAAAAAAGAATTAAATTATTGATCGATAGTAATAGATTTCTGCGAAGTGTAAAGTGTTTCTTCTCCTTCAACGATATCTATAGTTTCTACATTATCTTCTAGATAACCTATATAGCCTTGTCCTTCTATATAGACCTCACACTCATGACTATATAGTTTTACTCTATGTTTATCTAGCAAAGCTCTTAAGTCATTTAAAAAATACTTGACTCTCTTGTCAGCACTTGCATTTAACTGCATATAGTCTGTCTCTGTAAATCCTTTAGATGTCATTGTTTCCTTTCCTTACGTTAAATATTGACAAATTCCTGGAATAGTAAATGTTATAAAGTATATTATAGCTAAATAAATTGGTGCGTTTTCGCATTCGTTTTTCATAGTAATCACCTCTTATTTTATGAGGTAATTATATACAATGTGATCAAAGTTTATAAAAATGTTATGTTTTTATTTGACATTACTAAAATGTTATTGTTTAATAAGATTCTAAACCACTTAAGTCTATCTGTTGTTACATTATTGTATTCATCTATTACTAAGCACGGAGCACCTTTATAATTACCGCTATTGATAATACCTAACCTGTTTCTTGTTTTGCGTTTCATAGGTTTCGCTTCGTCAAATCTGCTTCTAATCTACTTGACAAAAAGAAAAGATATCATGATAATAAGAAGAACCCACATGAGATTGTTATCACGACTTTGATTACAGCTTTCATGGCTTTCGTTAATATTAGGTCTTTCTTGTCTTTTAGCAGTTATTTTGTTTTTATTGTCATGATTTATAATGTTATTACTATCACTAATTACTAAATCAAGTTCAGCACACGTGCTGCCCCATTGCGTAGGACAGCCATCATCAACATTTAAAATGCCGTCGCCATCACTGTCATCATCACAGCCGTCTCCCCAATCATCGCCGTCCATATCTTCTTGCATTGGATTATAATACTCAAGGCAATTATCACACATATCACCAGTGTTATCGCCATCCATGTCTAATTGATCTGGGTTAGGATAACGCATGCAATTATCATAAGGATCTTCAACACCATCATCATCATAATCATCAGCATTCTGATGAGAATCGCCTAAATCTGTGTTTGCTATTAACACTGATCCTTTTCCGCCACCTCCGCCGCCGCTTTGATTAGGCGTACCACATTGTTCAAAATTGTTATCGCATTCATAACTTTGACCCCATGATATATTGTTCATGAAAACAAAGAAAGACAAACAGAGGCCAAAATAAAACCTCATTCTAATTTCCTTTGACAAGGTGAATCCACCCAGGTAAATAAGCACTTCCATTTGAAGTAAAGACTGCATTCTCAAAAGCTTTTTTCGAATACTTTGTAACACCGTTATAGTTGCCTGATGTGTATCCGCACTTAAAACAACCATCCCATTTACCAGCTGGATCATTAACATAATAATACTGACTATCATATCCTCTAACAACCAAGACATGACCGTAAGACGTAAAATAGCCGTGGACAATCGCAATGTAACCTTGAGATAATGCTGAAGTTAGATCTTCTGGTGATGCATTAGTATATGTATTGATTTTACTTGTTGCCGCGTAACTGCTATATACATAGTTCAGACCTGATGGCGATTGTGCCATGTCTTTGCCCCATCTAGAAAATATTTCGTCTGGGTGAATGCTGTATTGGAAGTGACTCAAAACCATTGCAACAGATGTATTCTGGCATGTTGAAGACGGATGATTTCTATTATCATATTGATTGTAATACGGCAGTTCAGAAGTCTGATTATTTTGAGTTTCTATTGATTCTTGAACATCTTCTTGTTGAATCCATAAGTTTTCCGGAATTGAGTCTTGACTACATAAAGTATACGCATCGCCTTCTTTTACACATGCGCAAGGACCTTCAATACAGTCGTATTGTTTTTCCTGAATATTGTAAGATACTGCATAACTAGAATAAATACATTGTGTATTACAAGTTGCTCCAACGTGCTTAACTTCAGAATACGACTTACTTCTAAAATCTGATTCGTAACCTTGGTAACCTGTCAACTCATCTGAACAGTTTAATGCTAACAATGAAAAAAGTAAAACCAATTTTTGTTTCATAATATCTCCTATGTAGTTATAGTATAAATATATTCTATAATTTATAAATCTAATGTGCCTTGCCGTGCATACGCTTTGATTCGTCAAATCTGCTATTCTTTTTGCAGATACAAAAAAACCAGCAATGAGCTGGTTTTAGACATGACTTAGTTTTTTTTGTTATCAATAAAAGTCTCTAGGTAAGATAGCGTCTAATGACTCTGGGGCACATGTGTTTTCAAGACACCTTCTAAATGTTACAACATCCTTTTCAGACTCATCTAACAGAGATTGTGCAGCATTCTCAATTTGTTTTCTTGTCATAGCGTCAGAGATCATCCAAGATGAACACATTTGCGAAAAAATGTCAAGAAATGGATGCTCTTCTGCAGAGCTTGCATGATCAAAATCTTTATGTCTTGGGTCATGTGTATCTTGAAATTCTGGCAAGCCAGGATCTGCTGTTATGTCGAGGTCGCCTATGTTTTCTGCGATAACGCTTCTGATAATGTTTCTTAGTTTACTTTCAGTAATTTTCATACTAACTCCAGACTTTAAATGTATATAGTATATATATATATAAAAATCTTATTATCTTATTAACTTTAGAGAATTAATAGAAACAACATCAATAGAGCCATCGTTAAACATGACTTCGTATCTTTGTGGCATTTCTAGATTATCATCATGTATATTGAATGACAATTTGAGCTTTTTAACTACTAAAACTGTATGCCCTCTAAAATCGCAAAGCTTACCAGTTAAACTTTTATTTGTTTTAAAATTTTCTTTCATTACCGTGAATAACCTTTATAACTGGAAATCTTAAAGAGTATTCTCCTAATTGGTTTTTAGATTCTTCAAAGTACTGAACTGTAATTGTTTTTCCTAGTATATCATGAGGATTTTTAAACAAGAGTTTACGTTGATCTATTGTAAATCCGCTGCCAACTCTAACAGTGTTTCCTTTATGCTCAATGGCTACTCCACTCAACATTTCTTCTTCTACTTCTACTCCTTCTTTAATATATCTAAGAGGACCAAAAAAAGTTTCTATCACCTTATATTCAGAATCGTAAAAAGTTTTCACCTTCAAGATATCATTAGATCTTTTACCTTGATAAGGAACGTTCTTTCTTAACATTAAACCTTCCCACCCCCTTTTAGAGGCTGTTATTGTTAGATCATCTAGCTCTTTAAAAGAAGATACCGGAGATTGTTCAAGAAAATTAATTAAATTGTTTTGTTTTCCCAGCATTATATTCTGTAATGCGTTTATTCTTTGCGTAAAAAGACCAGTTTCTCCGGATCCTTTAGAAAACATTCTGTAAGGAATAAAGTCAAAGATCTGAAATAGACCGTTTTGGATTGTATGATCTTTTCTTCCGATTTCTTTCATTATACTTTGAAAGTCTTCATTACCTTCTTCGTCTACGATACACATTTCGCCATCATAAACGACGTTTTTAACACCTAGTTCTTCAATTTCTTTTTCAACCAAGGATAATGTATGAAATTGTTTTCCTGATCTTGCAAAAGATTTTGCTTTTCCTTTGTCGTCCACAATAATAAGGCAGCGAACACCATCGAGTTTTCTTGATACATACCAAACATTTTTTTCAAAATCAACTTTCTTCTTTGTTTTTTCATCATACTTATTTGCTAATGCAACATTAAAAGTAGGAATAAGACCCGGTAAAGCTTTATTAATAATTTTAACTGAGGCTCTAATTTTTAGGTTTCTATCTAGGACTAGATATAGTAAGTCCTTAATCTCAGGATTACAATAGACATACCCGTTAATTTCTTTTATTGCTCTATGTCCTGTAATTAGTCTTTGATTTAAAGACTCAAGCAACTGAAACATGGAGTCAAATTTGGTATAATCCTGAGTTATGTCAGGCCTTTTTTCTAAAAGCTTTGTTGTAACATAATACTGAAGAAAATTATTGTAAGTGTAATACAGTACTTTTCTCACGTTTTTACTTGCTGTTAGAATAGTTTTAACTTTATCGTTAGATGAAGTAGACTTATTCATCTCTTCTAGAAAAGCGTTGACTTCATTAATCATAAAAAGCTCCTATAGTTTTAATTGCTAAAACGTAAAAAGATAAAAAAATAAGAAGCTCAACGATAATAAACATGCAAATTGCTATATTAAACGCGAGCTTCTTGTCTTCAAAAAGGTCTTTGTTATGTTGTGTAGTATCGTAATACAAAAAAGCATTAAAGACCAAGATTAAAATTATACCAGCATAAATCATGTTACTCTATGTAATACAAATCAGTTTCAGCTGATATTGCAAGTGCTTCTAAAAACAACCTTGATTTATAAGGAATACGTTTGTTTTCCTTTCGACAGCTATCATAGACTACTTCAACTCTTCTTAATGCATCTTGCGGTGATGAAGACTTAAGAGCATATGCAACGATACTTGTCTCGTATTCTCCTAAACCATTCTTGTCAATAGTAATCTTAAATCTATTCTTTTTTCTCATTGTCTTACCTATTAGTTTGTATAAAGCCGAGCTGCGGTTTGTGCCTTATCTTGTGTCTTGTACTTACCTACAAATGTCCAACCACTGGACCATCTGTTTTCAGCTTTATGATAAAGTTTAAAAACATTGTTTTCTTTAGTAATTTTAAATGTTTCTGTATTTATACTATATAACATAATTTTCCTGTTTATAAATTTATTTAATGTTAATTACGATGTCTGTTTGATCTGCATCAAACATTAGATTACAGCCAGTAGCTAATACCCAACATCTTTTAAGACCTCTAGATATTGAAGGTTTTGGAGCACCACCATCAGTTAAAACAATATAACCATCAAACTTTTTCCTGTTTTTGATTGCATGTTTTGTAACCGATTCAAAACTTGTTCCGCCTGTGAGTGTTCTTTGCATGTCGGGTCTCGTGTTCTTCTTCCAAAGAAAAGATGATTTTTCATCTACGACATGATCAAACTTATATACATAAAAGTCTGTCCTATTTGATAAATTATCTAACTCTGAATAGAACTTCATTAGCTCTTGGTTTGAAACAGATCCACTTTCGTCAATATAAACAGCAATCATAGGCTTGTAAACTTTCTTAAAACCTGCATGAATACCTGGATATTTTCTATTAAGCTTTCTAACTGATGATCTTCTATCATCTCTTCTTGTAAATCCACAAAATCTTTTTAGTAATGATTCCCATTTAATTTCGTTAGAAAGCATCTTCATAATTTCTTGACGCATTTCTGAAGATACAGATCCCCAGTTTCTATTATTAGCTTCTTCTGCAGCCTCTTTTACTATTTCTTTAATTTTACCGGAGATCATTTCTCTTTCAGCTTCAGATATTTCGTCCCAGCCTTCATGATCATCAAAGCCTAAACTTATCATTTTTTCTTGATCTTCGAGAAAATCCTTGACATCATTATCACTCATTAACTTTTCAAAATAATATTCAGAAGTCTTATTAATAGGCATACTTTCGATAAGACTAGAAAGCTTCATAAAAGTTTTTAACTCTTTGTCAGACATCTGTTCTTTTTGATCCGAAGAAATTTTTAAAGCAAAGCCTGGAATTAGTCCTCCTTCTGGCAGTTCATTTCTTGGTATGGTAGAATTGATTGCCAAGTCTGTGCCATAGTTCCAAATAATATGAGGATCGCGTCTTCTCTCTGTTGTATGACCAAACACTAGATGTAGACACTCATGCTTTAGCAATCCACCAATATGTTTCTTAGGGAGACCTGCTAAAAACTCTCTGTTCCACCATAAAGTAATTTCTGACTCGTGCGTAGAAACACCAGCAGTTGGTATTGCTATTGACTCGATCTTGTTTAGTGATCTTAAAATCCTGCTATAAAAGGGTTCATTCCAAAGAAAATCAACTAGATGACTAGTTAGTTCAAAGTTATCAATGTTTTCTTGTGATACCTTGTTTTTCTTTAGTATGCTGTTATTATTTTCTTTTTTGTTTCCCATAAAAAATATCCTTTATGAATCTTAAATGCCTTATAGTTTATTATAACACAAAGATAATCTTGAATACACTTAAGTGATGACTAGGTGTTTTACTTACCTAATATGTCTCTATTGTTGTTTACAATCTCAACTACATATTGGCCAACTTCTTTATGGAAGTTCTGAATTGTTTTTATGTTTTTCCCTTTAGTAATACAAGACCAGAAGTGAATCATCATTTCTTCGGAAATAGACTTACCTAACTTAGCTGCGTTCTTAGCTTGTGAAACTGTCCAGTCATTTGTAGCACCATGTTCACCTAATCTTTCAATTAAAGAATTGATTCTATCGTTAGACATTGCTTCAATCTTTTCTTTACATTTTGCAAATGATCTAAGAAGCTCTTCAGGTGTTACTACAACTTCGTATTTTTTAACAAAATCAGTAAATTCAATTGCTGCCTCATTACCAATGAAACCAATTGCTGTGTTATAGATGTCAAACGTATCTCTATCTTCCATGAGTATAGTATTAGTATGTTTTAAAACCTCGTCAAATCTTGCCCAAGAAGCAGGAGTTGGAAATACCTGTCCTGGTTTGACCTTGTTGAGGTTAACAAAAAGATGTGATTTTCTTGTCTTAAGAAATTCTAAAATCATTGGGTCAACATTTTTAGATTTAGCCCATGTCATCCAGTCATTTTTTGAAGGTTCAATATCAATAGTCCAAAATCGTCTTAAAAGAGCTGGGTCCATTTCATTAACATCATATTCATTACCATGATTAACTGCTGCAATAATTCTGGTTTCTGGATGAATGTTATAAGCATTTCCTTCTTCATCATTACCAAGACAGCGATCCAATACAATTTGGAAAAATGATTGTTGTACAGCAGGTAAACCTCGATTTAATTCATCTAAAAACAAAACAACTGGTTCTTTGCAGGCTCTAACAAACCATGAAGGCATACAAAACGTCATTACACCTTTTGATTTCATGCCTTCGATATCAGGATAGCCTTGAACATCACCTTCAGACATAATAGATGCTCGAACATCAATAAGAGGTAGTGAAACGTCTCCAGCAATTTGATTTGCTAGTGCAGACTTTCCAATACCAGTTCCACCTCGCATAAGAATTGAAATGTGTGGAGGGAGATTAGGAGCTACTTTAAGAAAATTATTAATATTCAATTTAAATTCCTTTTAAAATGAAGTTGTTTGTTATTGATTATACTTTATTATAA